CGACCGCAAACTTTACGGAGCGTCCTAGCTCACGCGCATCATCGTGGAAGGAGACTGCCATGCAAAACTACCGTTTGCTCAACGCCCATTTTCTGCGCGCCTACGGCGTGCCCGTGATGCTTTACGCGCTGAGTTACAAGGGTGGACAGCTCTTTGGTCAGCTCTCTCCGGATGAGCAGAAGGAGTTGCGCGGCTGGTTCCGCAAGAAGGAAGGGCCGCCCCCCGTGCCGATCGATGCGCCTAAGCAGAAGGGTTCTGGCGGGGGCAAGGCGAATGCCAGCCCAAAGCAGAAGAAGGCTGCGCAGCAGGAGCAAAAGAAGGCCAAGGCCAAGCACGCCGCTCTGGGTGATGAACGCGCTGCGGCGGGCAATGCGGATGAGCCACGCTTCTCCTACAAGCAGGAGAATGCTGCAGTTGCCTTTGCGGACACGGCTGGGGGTGAGGGAGACGCGGGCATTATCCTAGGCGCGGCGCGCGGATACGCTGACGGTACCGAGGCGAGCGAGTCTGACGACGGCATGATGCTCTATGATCGCAGGAGGAGAGTGGGCAACGCGGCGGAGGACGTCGATGGGCTGATCCATGACTATGAGAAGCTCGCAGCGTCACCTGAGCGCGACGCAGCGCTCGAATCATTGGGTGCGATGCGGGACTCGCTAGCGTTCCAGTACGACCGAATCGAAGCGCTAGAGGATGCTGCGAAGCGTGGCGGCAAGCCCGATGATCGAGCCGAGTCCAAAGCAAAACCTGAAGCGAAACCTGAAGCGAAACCTGAAGCGAAACCTGAAGCGAAACCTGAAGCGAAACCTGAAGCGAAACCTGAAGCGAGGCCTGAAGCGAGGCCTGAAGCGAGGCCTGAAGCGAGGTCTGAAGTGAAGCAAAGCCAATCACCTGCGCGCAGAAGCGCCAGGGCGCCGATGCGCCCGATGTCTGGCGAGCAGGCCGCGCGCGCCGTGGAAGACAAGATCGGAAGATTCCTCACCGCGATATCGGATCGCCTCTTCGGCAAAAACAAGCGCAACTACTCCGCTGCGGAGTGGCACACCGTGATCCGCTGCTACGCGCTGACGTACAAGGGTGGCCAGAAGTGGGGCGAGCTCTCGCCGGAAGAGCAGAAGAAGCTGCGCGGCTGGCGCGTCAAAAAGGAAGGCGCGCCTCCCGTGCCGATCGATGAGCCCGCATCGAGCGGGAAGACACAAGGCGGCGCCGCGAAGAAGAAGGCAAGCAAGAAAACCGCGAAGAAGGCCGCCAAGAAAACGGCGAAGAAGGCCAGCAAGAAAACCGCGAAGAAGACGGCGAAGAAGGCCAGCAAGAAGACCGCGAAGAAGGCCGCCAAGAAAACGGCGAAGAAGGCCGCCAAGAAAACGGAGAAGAAGGCCGCCAAGAAAACGGAGAAGAGCTTCGAGCCTGTCCTGCGGAATGCGAAGGCCGAGGCTGCCGCAGCGATCCGCGATGCGGATGAGCGTCTCGCCAAGAAAACAGCGAAGAAGGCCGCCAAGAAACCGGCGAAGCGCTTCGAGCCCGTCCTGCGGAATGCGAAGGCCGAGGCTGCCGCAGCGATCCGCGATGCGGATGCGCGTCTCGCTGAGGATGCTGCGAAGAAGGCCGCGCTGAGCATGCCGAAGGCGAGCGCCGCAGCGAAGTCTGACCCCGCGAAGAGCGCGGCGACGGCGCGTATGGAAGCGGCTGTTCCAAAGAAGCCCACCAAGAGCGGCTTCGACAATGTTGAGCGGCCAGCGGCGAAGAAGGACATCGATCGGAAGCTCACGAAGGAAGGCCAGCGGGACTACGACCGTGGCCTCAAGTCGCTCAGCAAGGCTGCGTATCAGGGCCACCGTGGCGCTCGCGCCAGCGCGGCAAAGAAGCTCGCGAAGATCCACCCCCACGCGCTCTCGAAACTGCTGGCCTCTGCCGAGGCTGCATCGCAGCGCAAGCCAGAAAGCCCTGCGCTGAAGAACGCCGTGCGCATTGCGAAGATCGCGCAGCGCGAACGCGAATCCACGCAGCGGCGTGCAGAGCGCATGAGCTACGACGCGGGCAACACGCCTGCGCTCTACCGCGATGGCGCTGCCGCTGAGTCCGGCACTGCGGTGATGGACGGTCGCGAATTCGTGTACGAGTCGAGACAGATGCCCGATGGGCGCTGGACGGTGTTCAACATCCCGGCATTCATCACGCACCAGCCCAATGCCGACGTAACCGTTGATCGCGAGTGGCTGGAGAATGCTCTGGCCAACCAGCAGCGCCGCTACGCGAGAGAGGGCTACCTGCCTCCCGTCCACACCGGGCACACACGCCTGCCCGATGGTCGCTCCAATCCAGCCTACGGCAGCGGCGGCCATTTCCGGGCGCGCAGCGTCGAGGACGGCAACTATGAGGGCAAGCCCTGCTCGATTCTCTACGTCGATTTCATCGGTGTCCCGGATGCGGTGTATCAACAGATCAAATCAGGCGAGTGGCCTTACACGTCACCGGAGATCCACAACTTCGCGGCGTGCGAAGTTGACTCGATCAGCCTCATCAAAGAGGTGCCATATTTTCGCCAGCGCCCGATCCGCGTCTATCACGCGCGAAGGGGCGTAGCCATGTACCGGGCCGCAGAGGGCGGCATGTACACTTCGATGGTCGACAATGCCGCGATTAGCGGCGAGGACAGCAAAATGGACATCAAAGCAGAACTGCTGAAACTTGCCGCAGGCCTGATGAAGATCGCCGAAGGCATGAGCGGCGGGTCTGACGACGCGGAAGATGCGGTCACCGACGACGAGCTGAGCGAAGACCTTGGAGGGGACGAAGAGATGCTCGCCGACGAAGGAGAAGATCTCGCCGACGAAGGAGAAGATCTCGACGACGAAGGAGAAGATCTCGACGACGAAGGAGATGACCCCGATGGCATCTACGACGCGATGAGCAACCCGCCCAAACAGCCGAAGCCGCGCGGCGCTCCAGCCGATATGTACCGCAGCGATCACACTCAGGTGGGCATCAACAAGGCGTTGCACGAGCAAATCACGAGGCTGAAGAAGCAAACCGAGGCGCTCACAAGCCAGTACAGCGCTCAAAACGCTGCCGCTGCCAAAGAGAAGCTGATCGCAGGCGCGCTTGAGCGCGTCGGCCATCTCGGCGTGCCACGCGAAACGATCACCACCTACGCAGCAAAGGGAGCACCAGCTCTCGACGCCTACATCGATTGCATCGAGGAATCCTCGCTGGGAGTGCCGCCCGAGACATACGACGGCTCGCGCAACGGCGCACCGACGACGGGCCGCAAAGAGCCCGCAGAGGTCACGGCCTACAGCGCGAATCCACAGCAGTACATGCAGGCGAAGTCGCTCCAATTGGAGCACCAAGCGTACGTGAAGACTGGCGGAACCGCAGATCTGAAGAGCTACATCGAGGACGCGATGGCTGACGGGGGCAACGCCGCCAGCTAGGCCCGCAGCACGGAACGAAACACGACTACTCCGCCCCCAGAAAACCGGAGAGTCTAATGACTGCCCTATCCGCTCCACGCGCCGATCAGCGCTCCGCGACGAGCATTGACACCCGCCAGGCCACCGTTGCGACCGGCGCGACGGTATACCAAGGCTCGATTGTCGGGCTGAACAGCAGCGGCACCGTCCAAAGTTTTGTTGAAGAGCTTTCAGGCGTGCCGATCCTCTATGGCCTCGTCGTGAGCGTCGTACAGGAGAGCTCGCGCGGCGACGAGATCGCAGGCGTCGCAACCGCTGGCATGAAGGTCGTGATCCGAATGGTGCCGAGCATCATTCGCGCAAACGTCGATGGCGTCACGGCACAATCCGACCACGGCGCGAAGGTTTACGCGCCGACCAACAACCCGGACGACCTCCAGCTCACCGCCAACTCGAACGGCGAGTGCGGGATCGTGTTGCAGCAAATCTCTGGCGATCTTTGCGACGTTTGGTTTACGCCCTACACCGCGCGCATTCGCTAGAAGCGCCGGCCTTCTTCACCACTGATTTACTCCGCCCCCAGAACGGAGAATCAACATGCCTGGATTGGTGATGGCAGGACCGGCGCTCGCACGTGGCGTGCGCACGCAGTTCCTCGATACCTACAAATCACGCTACAAGGCGGGCTACGGCACGCTTTCAAACTTCTGCAATCTGAGCGTCCCGAGCGACAAGTTGCAGGAGCTCTACGTTTATCCCGAGACCGCGCCCTACCCTGTGCGGCAGCCTCGCGGTAATGCGATCGAGAGCGGGACATTCAAGTTCCGTGGCTTCGAGGTCGTGAACTTGGCCTTTGGCCGCGCTGTTGAGTGGCACACAGACGACGAGGAAGATGATCAGACTGGCGGCAGCCTGCTGCGTCAGGCAAAGACTCTGGGTGGCAACTTTGCCAGCCTCGACGAGCGGATCATCTTCCAACTGCTCTCGGGCCAAGCGGATCCAGATCTGCTGCCGAGTGTGCCGAACGCCCCTGACGGAGCAGCTCTCTTCAGCACGACGGACGGCGGCGGCAACGCCCGCTTCGGCATCACGGACGGCAACCTGCTGACCGGAACGGGCGTCGCAAACGCTACGGCGATTCAGACCGATTTCTTGAACGTGCTGGAGCAAATGGGCCAGTTCAAGGACACCGAGAGCCAGCCTTTGTTCCCAGTCGAGATGCTCACCGGATTCACGATCATCTGCCCGATGGCTCTCTACTCGCTCTTCCTCGAAACCTTCCAGCAGCAACTGCGCTTCCAGTCGGTCACGACGAATGCCGCAGGCGCTCCTGGTGCAGGCACGGGTGTTGTGGGTGTGGCTGCGGCCGCTCCGACAAACCTGATCGGCGATATGCAGATCGGACAGTCCCGCTCGCGCTTGGACATCACGCTCTACCCAAGCCAGCGGATCACCGGCAGCGATTGGTACGTCGCGTGCAACACGCTCGACCACAAAGCACTCTTCATCCAGAAGCGCAAAGAGCTGGAGATTTGGAATAAGCTGCCCGCAAACAGCGACGATGCGCGCAGCAACCAAATCAACGGCGTGTACATGCGCTGCCGCAAGGGTGGCGGCATCGCCCTGCCCTACAACATGGCAAAGGTGAACAACTAAAAACGGCGCGGCCACGCCTCGGTGTGGCCGCGCTCCCCCATCCCAAACGAAAGACGGGAACACGATCATGGCAAAAGACGAATCATCCCAGGACATGCGGCCTGGACAAGGTTCCGACGGATCTGCTGCGAAGGCCGCTGCGAAGGCCGCTGCGAAGGCGAAGCGTAGCGTCATCCCCGATGCACTGAAGGGCGGCCATGCCCCAGCGGATCTGGAGCGCACGCGCTACGTCGTGGGCGTCACGAAGGACTGCCCATTCTACTCGGTCCATCTGGCGGGCGTGTGCTTCCCCCTGCGAAGCGAGATCAACCCGACGATGTCCGCGCCGAGCGAGCGTGTTCAGAAGTCACAGCTGCAGGGCGCTGTCATCGAATTGGCGGAAGAGCGCGTGGACCGCATTTTTGCCGCCGTGCGGAACCGTGTTGTCCGCTGGAGCGAGCGCGCGATTGATGCGGGCGACCAGAGCGCTCCAAGCGGCCCCCGGCGGGTCGGCGAGATCAAAGTCGTGGACGGTCGCTACCGCCCGCAGCCGGGCGATGAGCCCCTCGCCCGCTACGTCTATTGCATGACCGAGGACCAGTCGATTGAGGCATACCAGCCCAACTGGCGCATGTTCAAAGTCGGCAGCCTCGCCATCGCAACGATGGAAGACATGTACCCGGCCTAGGCCAGCGCTGCGAAAAACCTACGAGGTCAGACCATGCCGACGAACGCGACAGAGAGCGAAATCAAGACGATGATGGGCAACGAGGCCGGGATTTACGCCCGGCTTCGCAACGTGCTCTACCTCGACGCGCCGTCATTCCTCTCGCGGGAAGACACGGCCTATGACGAAGTCGAAGGGCAGACAGGCCCCACCGTTCGCAACGGCATGGCTGTGCGGCGCGCAGCGCTCTCGAACTCGCTGCTTGCCTGCGCAAACATGGTTCCGGTGATGCTCGACGCCTATGCTGTCCAGCAAAACTGGGGCGCGGGCAACCGCTTCCAGCAGCTTTACGAACACTGGGTGAATGAAAGCGTGACCGTGCAGTCGCGCGATTGGTCTTTCGGCTCGCCCAGCGCGGGCAGCTCGAACGTCGGCGACGGCACGATTCGTCGCAACACCACTGACAAATACGGATTCACTATCGAAAGCGGTGCCGACGGCACGCGCGAATACACCTGCATCGCGGATGCGAATAGCGGCACTCTGATTGGCGAAGAGTCATTTGAAGTGATCGGCACGCCGCCGGGGCCCGATCTGCTCGACCCACGCGGTCTCGGCATCAACACCAACTTGCTTGGCGTGACTGGCCGGGACACTCAGGCGATCATCCGCAACCCGAGTTTCGGCACCTACTCGCTGCAACCCAGCGATTCCGACTTGGCAACGCTTTCGAGCTGGACGGTTTCGGATCTGTCGAGCCTCTACATTTCGACCGTGGACGTTTACAGGACTTATCAGGGCGAAACGAATGCGCAGCCGAACGTGGGCGCCGCGCTGCACATGACGGCCAGCGGGAAAATCTACCAGACGATCAAGGACAACACCCGCACGCCTCTGCTGCGCACGCGCCCCTACTACGCGCAAATCGCGTTCAAGCGCGTGAACTCCTGCGACGGCACGCTGGGACTGAAGATCGGCAGCCAGCAGGTGACGGTGGCGCTCAGCGCTCAATCAGGCTGGAACGTCTTGGTGTGGAAGCTCGACGAAGACGCATGGTACGACAACTTCACGGTAGACGGATTGGCTGCCGAGATCACGCTCGCGGGCCGAACCACGGGTTCGCTGCTGATCGACGATTTCATTCTCACTCCGATGCCGCGTGTTGGCCCGCGCTACGAGGTTCTGGTCGGTGGCCCCGCTCTCTTCAGTACGGGCGGCAATTCAGGACAAGGAGACAGTTTCACGATTGAGGACGCGATCGGCGATTCCGACTGCTACATGCAGGATTGGCTGAGCGCCGCAGGCGTTTACATGCCCGCATCGGATTCCCCCAGCTTTACCGAGCCGACTCCTTAGGAGGCAGCATGACGCTCGCAGCCAACGTGCAAGCCCGCTACGCCGTCGCCAAGCTCGTTCAGTTGACGAACCCCGGCGACGTGAACGCCACCACGATCAACACCACGATCCTCGATCTGGCCTGCACCGACGTGGAGGCCGAATTCGAGATCACCGCTGGCCTCGACTACGACGACACGAGCGCTCTGCATGTCGCGAACGCGGTTGAGGGCGTGCTGGTGATTCTGCGCGTTCGTCAGCGCGGAGAGATGCTGGCTGTCAGCGACGAATACGAGAAGTGGCGCGGCGCGCTCGAGCGCCTCTCGATGGTCACGTCGCGCGACCGCATCATTCCGCAGTCCAGCTCGCAGGAAGTGCCCTCGCGCTTCAATGAGAACGTCCAACCGGTCTTCGACAATCAGCGCTTCAGTGAACTGGGGCCGAATCGTCGAAGGGCAGATCAGTGAGAGACACGACCAAGAAAAAAACCATCATGGTCCTGGGCACCGGTCCTAGTGCGGACAAGCATTTCAGGCCGCTGCTCGGCGCTGCGGATGTGGTGATCACTTGCAACGCGGGCCTCTTCCTCGTGCCGGAGCCTGACATCTACGTCGTGGGAGACCCCGCTGCGATTGACCAGTGGCGCGAACGCATTGAAGACTTCGCCGCCGACGGGGGCCGCATTGTCCAAGGCCGCCTCTACGGCGAGGACTGGCTGACACCGCCCCTCGGCCTCGGAGAAGAGCATCTTTTCTACCACCGGGCGGACGAGGCATTTCATGGCCGCACAGCAGGAGTGATCGCTACGCGCGTTGCAATCGCCGAAGGCGCGACTGACATCCTGCTCGTGGGCTTCGACGGTTACGGCCCCGAGGATCTGATGCAGGCGAAAGAAGGCGTTGATGCGCTGGCATCTGAGCGCTGGGCTCTCCACCGCAACCAAGTCGCTGCGAAAGCTTTTCTCGCGATGGCGCGGGAATACCCGCGAGTCCACTTCCATTGGATCGGTGCGAGCGTGATGGTCGCGAGCGGCGTGCTCACGCATCCGAAGCCCCCGCGCGCGGCAGCGGAGCCAATCGCCATGACGATTCACGAGCAGCCCGCGCATGATGCAGAGGCCGCCGTACTGGAGACGATGGGCCATGGCCGATGACGCATTCGAGGATCTTTTTGTCGAGCCTTTTGGACCGCGCAGGCGCTTCGAGTTGCTCGATGCAATCGGCGTGATCGTCACCGAGCGCGCGCGTGATCGCTTCACGCAGCAGCGGGGCCCCGGAGGGATCCAGTGGAATGAACGCAGCGTGCCAAACGTGGCGGGCATGATTCGAGACCTGCAAAAGAGCCCCGGTCGCGTCACTTTCCCCGCCCGCCGCTTCGAGAGCCGCCCAGCCCTGCGCGACACAGGCACGCTCCAAAAGTCGATCCAGCACAGCGTTGACGTTGGCCGCTCGATCGTCGAAGTGGGCAGCGCGCTGCCCTACGCCGAGCTGATGCAGGATGGCGGCAAGAGCTTCATCAAGGCTGGCCCGAAAGAGGCGGATGGTCTGATGAAGGCTGCGAATCGCGGCGAAGGCAAGCGCCACAGCAAAGCGCTGATCGCGGCGGCGAAGGAAATCAGCAATTACGGCGGCTACGCGCTGGACCTGCCCTCGCGCGAGTTTCTTGGCTTCGACCGTGGCGAAGACGACGAAATCGCGCAGTTGGTGCTCGACATTCTTTGGGGAGATTTCTAGCGATGAGTTACCCGGCAAACATGGATCTCTCGAAACTCGCGAAAGTCGATGGTCGCCTCTGCATCGACCCGACCGACTTGAGCGCGGCATTCCCCCACGGCGGCACGGCGCTCGGCGTGTGCCAGGACAAGGTGCTCCAGAAATCCCGTATCTACAAGCGTGTCTACGACGAAGCGAATGGCGACGTGATCGCACAGCATCAGGTGGGCGAATCGCTGATTGTTGCGTGCTACCTGCGCGGCTGGGATGAATCCACGCTCGCGCTCCTGCACCCCAACTACCACGACAGCGACGGCACCTACGTCTTTGACGGGCCAGCCATGCCAGCGGGCACGGAGATCGCGGGCAGGAAGTTGCTCTTCAGCCCCTTCGACTCGACGCATCCGGGTTTCATCGTGTACTCCGCGCTGCCATACGAGGATGAGAGCGCAGAGATGCAGTTGGCTGTGAACGAAGAACTGGAGACGGCAATGGCCTTTCAGTCGCGCAGGGATGCGAGCAACCGCACGTACCAGATTGGCCTGTTGTCGGAGTTGTCGCTGTGAGTGATGCGCTGCTACAAGCGATTGGCGTCAGCGCGGGCTTTGACCTTCCTGAAGAAGTCGAGGCTCTGCTTGATGATGAAGCCGAGCGCTTCCTGCTGGCTGGCGGCGTCGTGTCGCTGAGCGAGTGGGCGCTGATGAGCGAGAGCAGCAGGCAGGCGCTCGGCAGCGCTGGCAGCCGTTTGCGCGTCATCGATGCGCTTAGGATGAGCGCAGCGCTGCGGGGCGATGTTCCCGCCGTGCTGGCGGAGATTGATGGCGGCGAGTGCGCCCGCGAGGCTGCTCTCAGCCGCGCAGCAGCAAGCATTGCAGCGAAGAATGAAGGCCGTCGTCATGGATGAATTGCAGGCACTCGCGCACATCAAAGCAACGGTCAACGCGCACGTCTGGCCGAGCGGCAACGAGCAGAAGGTGATGAACGCGATAATTTCGCCGGGCATGCCGAACGACAAACTGGCGGACCAGCAGTTGCCGCTTTTGATGATTGCTCCCGGCGGCGGTCGGATCGACCCCAAGCAGCCCGGAGTGCTCAACGCGACTTTTGATTGCAGGCTTTTTGTTGAAGTCGAAGGCGACGAAACGGGAGAGCCCTCGATCATGGGCGCTGGCCGAGTCGAAGGTCCGGGATCGTCGCAGGGAGCTGGCCTGCTGGAAGTGCAGCGGGAGCTTTACCGTGCACTGCTTCTGCGCACGAAGGCCGACGGCTTTTACGTCCAGCTGGTGGGCGAATCGGCGATCAAGCCGGCCTTGCTAGGCGAGACCCGATTCATCGCCTACAAGGATTTCACTTTCGCGGCACTGATTACCGTGTTCCCGGACGAGGAGTAAGCGCCGTGGCAGACAAAGAACTCAAAATCAAGGTGGTCCTCGACACCACCGACGCCGAGCGCAGGCTGAAGAAACTGCGCGGCGAGGCGCAGGGAGTTGTGGCGCAACTCAGCAGCGGTGCAGGGCCCGGGACGCGAGCGAACCGTGGCGGCGGCGGGTCAGGTGGCGGCGGGTCAGGTGGAGGCGGGGG